GACCAGTCCAATATTCAAACCCACCAACACTGTAACTATCCATAGGTGAATTTTCACCCCAAATATACTGAATCAGTTCTTTCTTTAGAGTGTCTGCTGGGGAATTCCACCAACCATCCCACCACATATACTGACCATTCTTTGAGAAGAATGTTTCATCATTTTGAATTCGTTCTAAGAGCTTTTCATCTCTTATGAAATTGTCCATTACTATCATAACTTTTCTACCTTTTTTAATGCCGATGCTATTACTTGATGCATATCATAGTATTTGTACTCTGCGAGTCTTCCACCAAATATCACCTTGTCTTTGTCAGCAAGTTCTTTATATTTCCGATACTTTTCATTATTAACCTCATCATTGACTGGGTAAAATGGTTCTACACCACGTTTATATTCTTGAGGATACTCCCTACTGATGAATGTGTTTTTTTGATTTTGATTATCGAAATACTTATGTTCGATTACTCGTGTATATGGAATATTATACTCGGTATAATTCATAACAGCACACCCTTGGTGATTTTCAGTAGGTAAATATTCATTCTCCCATCTAACGGACTTATATTCCAAATCACCAAATTCATAATCGAAGTACTTATCAATTGGACCTGTGTAAATTACCTTATCTGCCAAATCATCCCAATACTCTTTGTTTTCTAAGTAATCACAATCAGTATAGACTTTTATACCTTCTAGCATCTTCTCAAATATCTGAGTATATCCTCCGATTGGAATACCTTGGTATTTATCATTGAAGTAGTTATTATCATATGTAAATCTTACCGGCAATCGTTTGATAATTGACGCAGGTAGTTCTTTAGGGTCTTTCATCCATTGTTTAGCGGTATAACCCTTAATCAACTTTTCATAAACATCACTACCAACGAGAGAAAGTGCTTGCTCTTCGAGATTAGTCACTTTACCAGTATATCTCTGAGATTCAATCATTTCTTGTGCTTGTTTAGGTGTAGTCACACCCCACATTTTGTTGAATGTCCACATATTAAATGGAAGTGAGTAAATCTCATCCTTGTAGTTTGCTACTGGATTTAACTGAAATTGATTGAACTCAGCAAATTGGGTTATATAATCCCAAATTCGTTTATCATTGGTATGGAAGATGTGTGGTCCATATGTGTGAACGTGGATACCTGCAACATCTTCGGTATATGAATTACCACCAATATGCTTTCTCTTTTCAAGAACAACAACACTCTTACCCCTCTTATTGAGTTCGTAAGCGCATATTGCCCCAAAGAAACCAGACCCAACAATTATGTAATCGTATTTAGACATTACTTAATGCAATTTCGTGTAGTTCGTTACAAAGCGTACCAGTATCTTGGTATGCTGAATTTTCGATAAAGAATGAGAATTGAGGGAATGGGTTTATACGACCTTCCATTGTAAGGATAGATGTAACTTCCAACATATTACCCCATTGTTCAATTCTACGATAGTATTGAGCCAATTTTACAAAATGTTCATTTCGACTACCATTGAACTTACCTGCGGCTCTTAGATAGAATAACATTTTATCATATTCACCCAACCACTCATATGCCTCGCCAATCAACAAACAAGCGTAGTATCCCATATCATCTGGCATAGCAGGGTAATGGGTGTTCTTAAAGTCGTGTTTTTTGTTGAGGTAACAATCAAAGTAGAATATACATCTACGAGCATACTCATCTGAGTGGTCTTTACCAAATGGTAGATTACCCACATCGCGATACCCATCATTGTAAGACTTACCAATATACCAAAGGTGATACTCATCCTCTAATACCAAATTAGTTGGTACTTTATCCAGCTCCAAAGTCAAACCATCGGTGATGAACTTCATTGGTGCCATCCAAGTATCACCATCATTAGTAATGATGTGTCTGAATGACTTAGGTAGATTCATTCGTTGGAACTCCTCACCTACTTCAGGTAACCAAATAGTTTCGTGTCTTTTATCGTGAGCAAAGTACCAAGGTCGATTTGCGTTCCACATCCAAGTACGGAAGTAGAGTGAATTGCCAGGGTCTGCTACGATGTTCCACGAATCTATTGAGGTATCATTTAAGATAGTCCAATCAAAGTCATCATCAACTTGTAATTGTTCATCAGCATCCATACGAAGAATCCAATCACAGCCGTGGTCTGCTTTTAGAGCAGTTTGTAGAGTGTGGTCACGATTCCAACCTGGATAGTCCCATTCTACAAAGTATGTAAACCCAGGAACACCATTTGACTGAAAGAACTCATCAATAATATCTTTAGTTCTATCATTACCATTACATTGAATTACATAGTAGTCAATGTGTTTCACAACTGAGTCTAACATTCGTTGAATGGTTGCTTCCTCGTTACCAACCATTCCATTTAGACAAATTTTTGTAGTTTTCATAACTTATACGTTTAGATAATCGGCCTCTGAGCGTGCTCCTACGATTCGTTTTACTTCTTGTCCATTCTCCAACAAAACAACAGTTGGGATGTTTCTTACATTATATTGTTGAGCCATTTCTGAGTTCTCATCAACATTTACTTTTTGAACTGGAATCGTGTTGTTTACTCGTTCCATCACTGGACCTAACATTCTACAAGGTCCACACCAAGGGGCACTAAAATAAAGATACTGTTTCATATTATTCCTTTTTATTTACTTATTCTTAATGAGTGGGGGGTAGCGAATCCCCCACTCAAATCCGTGAACTTTCACGGTCCTAAGATGAGGTCTTCAAACCCCAACTCGGTTATCCATCACACGAGACACAATCTGGGTCAGTTGCTTTCATAGCAATATCACCACGAAGTACTGACTCAGTTCTCATATAATAGAGTGTTTTGATTCCCTGCTTCCATGCTTCCATATGGACTTGGTTAATCCACTTTGGAGATGCTTGTGATGGGAATGCTAAGTTTAATGATACTGCTTGGTCGATGTATTGCTGTCTCACACCTGCTTGTCTCACCAACTCCAACTGATTGATTTCCTTGAATGTCTTAAATACATCCTTTACCCAATCTACTTGTTTGTTTTCAATCACTTGAGGGTCAATGTCCTCTTTTTTAGTAAGTTTACCATCGACATATCCCCAATTATCCAACTCATCCAAACCTTGAACCGAACCACCATCAGCAAGAATCTGGTCCCAAGTATCTTTGTTGTTCATACCCATCTTACGAAGTGCACGTTCCAACTCGGTGTTCTTACGAATGAATGTTCCTTTAGCAGTTTGTTCGGTGAATACGTTTGCAGCCCAAGGTTCGATACCTGCGGATACATTACCACTCAACTTTGAGTTTGATACCGTTGGTGCAATTGCTCTAAGGTGAGTATTTCTCATACCTGTACCAACACACCAAAGTGGTTCACCATATTCGTTAGCCAAATCACGAGATGCTCTATCAGACTCAATCTTGATTTGAGAGAAGATTTTACGAGTCTCGAATTGAGCAGGAAGACCTTCAAATGCCATACCTTTTTGTTGTAAGTATGTGTGCCATCCCAATACACCTAAACCAAGTGCTCTACCCTTCTCTGCCGAACGAACTGAGTTTTCAAACCCTCTCATATTCTTTGCTCTCTGAATGAACTCTTCGAGTACACCATCCAAGAACCAAGTTGCAGTGTAGATAAGGTCAGTATCCTTCCACTCATCGTATTTAGCAAGGTTTACTGAAGACAAACAACATACGAACGAGTGTGACTCATCAGTATGAAGTACAATCTCACTACAAATGTTGGTCATAAAGACCTTCAATGAGTTTTGTTTGTATGCTTCGGGGTTTGCTTTGTTCACATTACCCTTATACATAATGTAAGGTTCGCCAGTTGCTTTTCTCTTCTGAAGTACCTTACCCCATCTTCTACGTGCTTCAGGGTCACCATCTTCAAGTTTTCTCATAAACTTGTCACCCACAACTACTGCTTGGTGTAAGTTCAAACATTGGCGATTTACATCACCCTTTGGTTCACGAATTTCAACCCACTCATCAAAATCTTCGTGTTCGATGTTTAGGTTTACCGATGCAGCACCTCTACGAACTGCCCCTTGATTAGTTGCAAGGATTGTAGAGTCATAGATTTTAGCAAATGGTACTACACCATCACTCGTTCCGTTATCGGTAATTGGAGCACCTGCTGGTCTGATTTGGTTGATACCAATACCAACACCACCACCATGCTTTGCCAATAACATCAACTCTAAGTTCTTCGTACCAATGTCTTGAATTGAATCTGCTACATCAATACCAAAACACGAGATAGGTAGACCTCTATCAGTACCCATATTCGATAGAACTGGTGATGCGAGGTTCAACCACCCTCTCCAAATATAATCAAAGAACTTTGATGCGAGGTGAGGTTTTCTTAGTCTTCGTGCTGCTGCCGTAGCAACTCTCCAATAAGCATCTTTTGGTTTTTCACCAACAAGTAGATACCCTTTAGAGATTGTCTTTACATAAATTTCCGTGTTTGCCCAAGTAGGAAAGTCAACTCCCAACTCCCAACCCAGGTCTTCTCCATAATTTTTTACTGCCATAACTAATTAAAATATATCATCCCAATCTTCACCTTCATTTGCCTTCGAGTAGTCAGTTGGTCTTACTGCGAAGAAGTCGGTATGGGTTGTTCCCCCAGTCAAATGGTAGAACCACTCCAACTCATTTGCCGAGTCTTTGTTGAATTCTATGATTTGACCTTCGTAACCTAATTCATTGTATTTTTCATTTACTCTTCTTCTGATGAAGTTTACAAGGTCTTTCTTTTTTAGATTTTCCAAGTCACCCATTTCAAACATCTTATCGATGTATTTGAGTTCCAACTCCAACATAATCTTAGCAGCTTCTTCTACTGCGTCTTTTGCCTCTAATTTGAGCTCTGGGTATTCATCACACATATGTCTGAATAGTTGACATCCCATTTTAGAGTGTAGTGACTCATCACGAACCGACCACTTCATTTGTTGACCAATGCCCTTCAACATATTTCTCATTTGGAATGAGTACAATACTGCGAATGAAGAGTAAAGTGCAACTCCTTCGGTGAATGCTGAGAAGATTGCAAGTGAACGTGCTACTTCTCTCCGTGCATCTGCATTTACTTTGAGGTCTTCCCAAGTGTAACGATTTTCGATGTTAGCAAGGTTCTCAAATCTATCAGCAGTTGCTGGTTCGTGTAGGAATGCTTCGAAATCTTCTAATCCGAGTGATTCATTCAAATATGAGTATGCAGTTGCGTGAATAGTTTCTTGTGAACCGAACATCATAGCCATTTGCTTGATTTCGTGTTTAGGAAACCACTCAGTTACCCATCCTGTCCAATAATCGGATACAGCACATTCCGTTTGTGCAAACCCAAGTAGGATATTACCTACCAAGTTCTTTTCTTCGACTGACAAATTTTCATTCCAATCTTTAATATCACCTTGCATTGGTATTTCGGTATGCAACCAAAATGCTTGTGCTTGTTTCAACCACCCTTCGGTGTAGTACTCTGGATATTCAAACGGCTTAAAAGGTATACGATTATCAAATAGACCCATACTGGCTCCTCTTTATATTGTTAGACATAATGTTAATTGGGGTGGTAATATATAGTCTCTAAAAACCAATATCCCCACTCATTTCTTTATATTTTTGTGCTAATTCTTTTCTTACTAAACTCTCCCCTTGTTTCATCTGGTTTGAGGTCTTTCTACCATCAATGGAATCATCGTTATATATGTGAATTTGACCAGTTGAGAAGTTTGCTTTGGATGGGAATGTCATACCATCAGGCCCAAAACGATTCTTAATAACGTGCCATCTACCAGTCCCAGCAAGTTTGTCTTCAATCTTACGAGATAGTGATACCACAAAATCAGCAGTCATCATTTTTGAGAATGACCCAGCAATCTTCGTACCTGTAATAATGTCATCTTCTGCACCACTTCTATTGATTTGAGATGCCGTGAATACTGGAACTTCATACTCACCTGCCAAACCTCTAAGGTCTTCGATGATTTCTTCCAACTCCTCGTGTCTCTTTTCTTTAGATGGACCACGAAGTAGGTCAGCGTAATCCACAATCACCAAATCTGGCTTCTTACCTTGTAGAGTCATTTTATCCATATGTGCTTTCAATGAATTCACACTTGCGGTTTTGGTTGGATAATGTTTTACAACAAGGTCACCTGGAACATTCTCCACTGCCTTCTTAACATCTTCCATATTGTATTTGAGGTTTCCTACTGCAACTCCACTTAGAACTGCATCATATCTTTGACCAGTATAACCTTCATTCAATTCCAAAGTATAATGTGCAACTATCTTACCCTTCTTCATTGCGTTTACACCAATGTTGACCAAAGACCACGATTTACCAATTCCTGGTGGAGCTGCAAATAGGATTAACTCACCTTTACCAAATCCACCTTGTGTAATTTCATCAATAACATCCCAACCAGTAGATACCACATTACGAACACTATCTTCATATCGTTCTACAATCATACTCTTGTATTCGTGTCCAATGTCCGAATCTTGACCTGCTTTCATCGCAGTATCAATGTTTTTCTTGATGGTCTCATACTTACCATCCTCCAACAGAGACACCGAATCTAAGATTGCGTTCTTAATCGATTGGTTCTTACAAAAGTCAAGGACTTGTTCTTTTACATAGACTAAATCATCACTTGATAGATGATTCCAAGCAAATTTGAGCGTATCTACAACTGATACCTTCAATACATCCCTCTCAATGGTGTTTATCTTAACTTTAAGGACATCTAAGGTTGGCATTGTCTCATACTCATCAAAATATTTTAGAATGGTTTTAACTAACCACTCAGATGCCTCCGAATCAAAGTATTCTGCTTTTAGGATATCATAGATTTGTCGAGTAAACGACCTATCTGATAATATAGCGGATATTACCTTATTCTGAAATGATGTACTAAACTTACTTCCTAACTTCTCCATATAGA